AATACTGCCTGGAGCGCCGGCAACACCACCGGCAATGCCGCCAGCGATCGGGAGCGCCGGGCCGACACCAGACGCGGCATATTGCAGCGGATTGCCGAGGCTGATTTCTCCCCGGCCAAGATCAATTACTGGCTTTGGCGGCTCAACATAGAACGGCGCCCCGTTCTGCCCCACCGCTGCCAACCTGCCGTCCGGCCCGTAGAACACGCGTGACTGTGCGGCAAGCGGCGCTTCGTTCGGGAACAATTGCGCCGCTGCGATCCGGCGCTTGGCCTCTGTATCGGTGGGGAGGCTTATCGCGGCTTGGGTCAAAACTCCCGGCTCGCGTCCCTCTTCAACCGCTGCGCCAAGACTTTGTGCGACAGGCCCGGTTGCTGGCGCCGCAAGTTGGACAGGTAGGCCAGTGACAGGATCAGCCGCGCCTTGCTTCGGCGTTGGTCCGGGATGCGCAGCATCGTAAGCCACAACGGACTTCCATCGCGGCCAATCCTCCGGCGCTATCGTTGTGGTCGAGCCGTCCGGCGCGGTGTAGGGCGCGACGTAGCGGAAGTCCTGTGATGACGGGCGGGAAGCATCAACGGCGGGAGTTCCGAGCAACGCACGGTCAAGTTCGGCATCCGACATCTGTCCAGTCTGCGGCACCGGCACCTGCGGACGTGGCGCGGGTGCGAGCAACGCGGCGTCAAGATCCTTGTCAGATAGGAGTGCGGTAGGGCCGCGTGCCTGAATAGCATGGGCGTTCGCAGCGACAGATGTCGCGTAGTTCGGATCGGCCGTGTTGTAGCCGCCAGCCACCAAGGAAGCCGCTTGACCTGATGGCGTCGATTGTTGCGCCACATTGGGATAACGCGAACGGATCAGATTGACGTAATCGGAAGCAGCGTCTTGCACAGTCGGATATGATTTGACGGTGCCGCCTGGAGAAATGCCGAAGATGTTGTTGCCTTGAACCCGCGCGCCCCAGCCGGTTTCCTGTGCAATCTGGCCGAGCACAACCGATGGATCAAGGCCGGTGCGAGCCGCAACATCCTGCGCCAACCCCCCATAGGTCGCGAGAAATCCGGATTGCGCATCGTCAGCCACCCGGCGTTCCTGTCAGGTTGTACTTGCGAGCAAGCATAAGGCTTTCATGCAAACGGCGCTTGTCGTCGGTCGTCATGTTCTGAAGTGCCTGCTGATGCTGTGCCGGCGACTGCTCATCCCAGCTAAATCCTCGGGGATCATGCGATGCCGCGAATTGCTGCATGTAGCGGTTCCACTGCGCGCCTGAGCCGGACTGCACCTGCCCGGTCTGCGGATCGCTGTGCAGATCGTTGAATTGCTGGATGGCGGCTTGCTGCATACGTTCCAACCCGAGCGCATTCTCGACCACATTCCGAGCGGCAAGATTGGAAATATGCGTGCTGGCGTTCGCGACCTGCGCCAGCCCAAGGTGCATATCGGACTGCGCGGCGCCGGGCTGCTGCATCGCGTAGTTCGCAAGGTATTTGACCGCTTCGTCATAGTTGGCGATCTTGTCGGGATCGACGCCGGGAAGATACTTGGCAAGCGATGCGGGCGACTGAGCCAACAGGAACGATTTGATCTGATTGACCGTTTCCGACCCTGGGCCAGTGTCCGCACCTTGCAGCGCAATTGCGGCCTGTTCGAGCGGAAAGATGCGCTGCCTGAAACTGTTGGATGCAGTGCTGGCGTTGTTGTACTGATCTACGGATGCCGCCATTTCAGCCGGCGCCGTGGGCGGTAGCGCAGAGACGATGGCATGCGGCCCCGGCGCGCCAGAAGACGCGCCCGCTGCGGGGGCCAAGGGAAGCGCCGGCAGCCGAGGCGGCGCAGCCGGGCTGACCGGCCCATTGACGCCGATAACGCCGGCAGGCCCAGCCAGAGCGCCCGCACCCTGCGATTGCAAGCGCTGCAACATGGTCTCAGTGATCTGGGTCCCGGCAGGAACGCCAAGCTGTGCAGCTTCTTGTGGTGTGGCGGGACGCCCGACCTGTGCTGCCAACTCACTGGGCGAAAGGTACTGCGGGACGGTAGCGCCGTAACTGGAAATCTGTCCTGCATTGGGCAGCCCGGCAGGCGCAACAGTGGTGGGGATTTGCGTCTGCCCGGTCGAGACAATCGGTCCGGTGCGCGGCGTCACCTCTCCAACCGCGCTCTCCGGCGCCGTCTGCGCGCGAGAGGCAATCAGCGCCCGGATTTTCGCATCGAACGCTGGGCCATCACCATCAGGAGCCGTCGCCATCACGTCGTTCAGAATGCCGTTCATCGGCAAGCCAAGATTTGCCTCGGCTGATCCGAGCGCGGTCGTGAAGGCACTGTGCGTTATGCCGCCGGCTGGCATCGCCAGCAATGGCGCCAACGATTCGTATCCCGCCTGATTGATCCGTTGCGCCAGACTGACTTGGCCACCTTGGACGGCCTGCTGCTGCAACTGCATCTGGCCAGGGAAAAGCCGAAGCTGATTGATAGAGTTCGCCGTATTCGCGACGTTGCCGAGCATCTGCAACGGGTTTTCGGCCGGCGTGACGTTACGCCCGGCTTGCAGCGGGATTGACGCATCGACGCCGCCGAGGATCGATCCGCTCATACGGGCGCCTCTTGGGGAGTCATGGATGTCGGAGGAGGCTCAGTCGGCTGCGATGGGGCAGCGTCTGGCGCTGGCGGCAATCCCGGCACCGGCTGTTGTCGCTTCATAAGCGCAGCCTTCATATGCACGGCGGCCGACATATTGGTCACGTAGAGTTGGCGCAGCCACGGCTGTAGTTTTTCAGGATCGGACGGCATGCCGGTGATAAACTGCACAGCTTCGGCCGGCGTGGCGATGCCATCCGCCGCCGCCTGGGATGCAGCCATGATAACCTTCTTCGGCGTCACCTTCGGATCGCCAGCCAACGCACCGAGGATTGGCAGAACGTAGTCGAGACGTTCCGCGCCCTTCGACACATCGTCTGGCGCCATGCCGCTGACGTGCTTCCAAATCTGAGCATGCGCCAGCATTGGATTTGGCTTTGGCGCGGCCCGGTTAGGCCGCGCAAGCGGGTTGGGTTTTGCTTCGGGGGTCATTGACTGCTACCGCTACTTCCGCCCCCCGACCCAAGCAACTGACTATACAACAAGTAGTTCAAGCCGCTGTTGCCCACGCTATTCAGCCCGGAACTCGCGGCGTTTGCCGCACCGACAGTGCCGGATGCTATCGCGTTCGCACCGCCGACCTGCAAGGCGTTTGCGTTTCCCACCGCCTGGATGCCCTGCTGGCCCGTGGTTGCGGCGGCGTTCTCACCGGTGCCGGCCAGGTTCGTAAGTGGATTGAGCACGTTCCCGAGGTTCTGTTGAAAGATTCCTTGTTGCGTGGTCAGGGTGTTGTTTGCCAATCCCGTTGCATAGCTTGCGGCACCCTTGAGCGCCGACCCGGAAATACCAAGACCTTGTGCCGCATTCGAGTTCTGGACCGCTTGCAACCCCTGCGAAAGGTCGAACTGATAACCTGGGGTGGATTCAAGTTGCGCCTGTGTCGGCTGGAACGTAAGCCCGGAAAGCCCGTTCGCTGTCAACGCATTGGTCCCGCTGCCACCAGGAAGCCCGAGTGTCGTTTCCAATGTCCCGAGAGCGCTTTGGCCGGCAGTCTGATACGGCAAGAGATCAGCGCGTGTTTGATCGTATTCCTGCAACGCATTCGCAGACGCTTGATCGGCAGCAGACGCCTGCGTTCCGGCGGCGCTCTGGGCAGCCCCGGCACTGATCGCCGAACCGGCAAGACCTGCCACCGCTGCCCCACCAATAGCTGCCGCCACCATGATGCATCACTCCTTCAAGAACTTGGAATAAACGACTTCGATAGGCTTCATGCCGAGATGCTCCAACAGGCGCCCGACACGTCCATCCTGAAATGTAATCTTCTCATTGACCAACAGTTTGCACGGCTTCGGAAGCGCCTGCATAAATGCGCGAAACATCGCCAAGCCGGCTCCGGTTCCCTTCCGATATTCCGGCAGTACAAAGAAGACATCGGCTTCGACGTAGCGCGTTGTCCTGTAGCGCACATGGAAGTCGATAAAATACGTGATATAACCGATCACGCGCCCATCGCGACGCGCCGCGAAGGCGCGCCATGATCCGGAGTCTTCAAGCGCCTGATATTTCCGCCAGTCCGTATCAAGTGGCACGTCCTCTTTGTCGAGGGCGATCTCCTGCCAATGCCGTTTGGTAATCTCAACCACGCCATCCCGGATCAACCACGCCAGCGGTTCATGCGCATAGGTCGTCAGGGGCATATCCGCACGTCAACCAGAAGATGCACGCGATCGTCCTTGGAGTTGTTGACGATCTCATGCTCCTCCATTGGGTTGAACCACCAAACCTCTCCGGTCCGCATGCAGACGGTCTCATTGCCGGTGCGGTAAAGCGAACCCGGTTCACCGGCCAACACCACATGATAGCGGGCGCGGTCTTCGGTATTGACGTAGGAGCCATCCTTGTCCACGTGCGGCAGAATGCGACCACCGGGCCGCACTCGCGTTATCAGAACCCGGCCAAGTTCGTATGCTTCCACGCGGCGCATCAGATCGAGGATGATCGTCTTGGCCTGCGGCAACTTCGCTGCTGCATCATGCCAAATCGGAAAGTCGTCTCCGATGACGTTGGTCGTGGTGTCGCACTTGCTGGGATCAGAAAACCTGATCCAGATGTCGTCAACATCGACGTGCGGCGTGTTGGGGAATGTTGTGCGGAACCGATGCTGGTTCCACAAGCCGGGCTGCCGCGCTACCGCATTCATCAACGGCACAATGTCCACCCCTTGGGCGAGGCGGTAGAAATTCCTCATGTCGTCACAAACCCCGAAGCAAAGAAGTTAATCGCGCTCACCGTCCCGGCTTGACATTGGATGGTGTCACCGCCGTTCAGCACGATATTCGTCAGTTCCGGCGCCAGATCGGTGCCGAGTGGCGCCACTGCGCGTGGCGGGATGATCTGATTGGTTGCGCCCGCAGACCCGGAGGCCGGCACACGCCATGCCGTGATCGTGGCGGCAGTCGTCGTCACATTGCTGAACACCGCGCGCCGAATGATCGTCTCGGACGCAGCGGCCCCCGTGATATAAATCGCCGTCGATCCGGTCAATTGCGCGCCGGGCTGTAGAACCGCCGGCGTGACAGTTGTCGTCATGCTGTCATCCTAGATTCGAGTCTGCATCGCCAGAACATAGGCGGTTACAACGATAGTAGCTGTGGTCGATCCGGTTGGGAACGTGATCTGGTGGCCGCCGTGTGTGGTGTCTGCTGTGTAGCTCGGTGGCCCCCATGCTGCGTCAAAGCTACCGAATGTGCCGATAGAGGTAAAGCTGGCAGCCGGCTCTATGGTAGCGCCGGCCGGGACGGTGCCTTGGTTGAGCACGACAGGAGACGCAAGCGCCCAACTCTGCGACCCGAAGTTCGTCGTGTCGCGCGCCGTTACAACACAGACCGGGACGACGTTGGTAGTGTCTTTGCTGGTAGTCCCTAAGTTCATCACGTTAGTAGCCCCAGCGCCGTTCCCGTCTGTAGTCAACGTCAACGTAGCCGCGATCGTACCGTTACCCGCTCCTTTAGCCATAAACAGACCTTCTTTGATCTGGTCCGTGCCTTGCACGACGAACGGGCTGAATATCTGGTCCATGGCGTAAGCGCCCCATGTCCTGACACCCGCGTTGCCGTCGTCCCAGCCGCCATATCCGAATACTTGCGAATAGGTACCAGTACCTTTGTTAAACTGACCGAACACCATAGTATAGGCACCGGAAACCGTGCTGTCCGCGCCTAGCGCCCAAGCCTGAGTGCCCGATGCAAAATGCGCCTGAGAACTACGAGATGTCTGGATGTCAACACCGCTATTGCCAGACGGCCAACCTCCTAGCAACGCCAGCGTCGGCAAGAACAATGTCATTGGGCCGCCGCCCGGCGAGTAGGTTAGGAGTGGCGAGCCGAACAGAACCTCATAGGACGCGCTGCCTTCGATGGAGTCCTGCGACACAATCATGGCAGACTGACCCGGATATAGATAAGCCCCCGATACTGCCCATGGACCGATACGCCCGGATGCAGCAGTGAACTGAACGGCTCCTAGGTAACTGCTGGAATTATTCAGAAAGGAAACCCACCCAGCCGCAAATCCAACGCTGCCCGCGGCGGGATACCTTACCAACTGCCCTCCGACGCCGCCCGATGGGATATTCAACCACACCCCCGCATCCGTAGCGACCACGGTGTAGGGCGATCCGATCGTGGCTGATTGCAATCGCGGCGACGGGGCGAAGTTGATTGCAGCCCCGTTCGAGATCGGACCTCCGGCAACGCCAATGGTTGTCTCGATCGCGGCGCCGGCACGGAAGGATGCCTCATCGCCTAGTGTCATGCTGAACGCTTGCAGATTACCGATCGGGATCGGTGTTTCGGAGTTCTGAATCAGATCAAAGGCTTGCAGGTTCCCGCCAGCCGGTGCCGTATCGTCTCCGGCCATGGATGCCTGCACCGCGACCCCGGCGATTTCTTCGGTAACATCAACCGGAGATGGCGGCGCCGGCCCTCCGGTGCGTGCCTGCAAGGCGAGAAACCAGTATATCCACTGCTGATTGATCGACCCGTCCGGGTTCAACAGCGGAACGCCAAGGGGAAGATCGGCATTAACGACCGATAGGACAGCCATCAGCTTGCCAGAGGTATCGGCTCAGGGTCGAGAAACGCACCATTGATCGCGATACGCCCCGGCACAACGCCGAAGACCTCGAACACGCGGTCACGGCCCATGCCGTTGCGCCACCATTTTGGTTGCGCGAGGTATTGGCCTGTAGCACCGAGCGATTTTGATATCGGATTGCTCCATGTCACGCCACGATCATCGCTGAACCGCATCAAGACTTTTGGCGGCGAGGCAACCACAGTGTTGCGGGATGTAGCCGCCTGGATGTCCAGCACGAAACCGGGATAGATCACGCGGCGACCGTCCTTCATTATATGCGGATAGCCGCGCCGGAACACCATTGGCGTCCCAGCGTCATCGAAGGCTTCAAGACTGAGATTATAGAGTTGACCTGTCTGCCAGTCCGCTACGACGTTCGTGTTGTAAGCAAAAGCGGCAACTGCGGCACGATGGCGATGATCCACGCCATTCGTATCGGTCCATGCCACCTGATGCCAAAGTTCTGAGTTCTCATCCCATCGCCAGCTTTTGTCGGCGGTCGGGAAGTTGATCTGGTAGATGGCATGGCCTTCAATTTGGAAGCAGAAGCTCTCTGCATCCGCCGTGGTTGGGTAGGTCACCCATTCAGCCTCAAGCGCGTGCGTCGAGATGCGCCGAGCGACATACCCTTCGCCACGCAGCACAAGATTCTGCCCGGCTTGATCTTGGGCAAGCCAGAAGATCGTGCCATTGATCTGCGCAACGGACTGCGGCGCATTCGTGCCGTGCTGCGTGAACGGCCCCGGCATGATCTGAAACGGGAACGTCGTGCCGCCCGCATCAAACCAAATCTCAGCGGTCTTTTCACCGATCAACCAAATCTGCCGGCGACTCACGATCAATGTTGCGAGTAGATCAGAGAATCCGTTTTTCGCCGCGAACCACGTCGCGTCGAACACGATCTCGTTGTCGTAGGTGCTGTAATAGTTCTGCGTGCCGGGCTGATTGAACAACATGAAGCCGTCGATCATGTCAACGCGCGTGGCACCGTAGAAAGCGTAAACGCCGCCCCCGATGGGTGGCGGCGCGTTGGTCGTGGAACTGATCGGTGAGAAGGCATTGTTCGCCAGCGCAACCTGATAACCGTTTGATGATCCATCCACCAGGACCATCGTCGTGCCGTTGTCGGCCATACTGACGATGCCGTTTGTCGTTCCGATCGTCCCAAGGATGTTCAGCCGCCACCCCGAGTCCACGTAATAGAGCGTATTCCCGGCCACATAGTAGAGGCTGTCGTTGTTCGCACGGTAGAGGCCGCGCGCTGGCGCATTCGGTGCCGTTCCAAGCGCGATCAGACCGGGTGCGTTGTAGTGCGTGAAGGGAGAAAGCGAGTCCGGTGGGTTCTTCTCGGGATAGAGATTCACCGCGCGCTGTGCATCCGCGATCACGCTCAGTGCGGTGTAGGCGCCCTGGATCAGGGGGACACGCATCCCGCCTACTCCGCCCTCACCGGCGGTTGGTTCATCGGGATAGTCCCCTGATTGAGCGCGATCAGATCGTCAAACGTCTTCTCGCGCGGGGCAGGCGTAACCGTCACCTTCACAGGGGCCGGGTGGTTGCGCCAATCCGCCGGCCATTCAGTCGAAAGAGCGTGCATCTTACAGCGGCGACATGCCGACCGTAACCACGATCCCGGCGGATGACTGGATCGCATTGGCGAAGTTCACCGCCAGACGGTCGCCCGCCGCGAGCTTGACCGTTGCGATGGTGGCGCTCGGCGTCGCGTTCTGAACCGTGTTGGCCGTGGCCGCGAGGTTGAACGCTGCCTGCCCCAACGCGGTACCCCCGCCAGGGGCGGTCGTGCCGGTGTCCTTGGTGACGTTCAACGTGGACGTGCCGCCGGCCGCCGTCGCATGCACTTCGCTCAGGGAGGTGACGATCAGCGGTCGGTTGGCGATGAAGAAGACCTGCGCCGTCGCCGCCGGCGTCCCGGTGAAGAAGTAGGTGGCATAGATCAGATCGGAGTTGCCGTTGACCTGGACGTTCCCTGGGACGCCCGTCGATACCGCAGTGCCGGGCACCAGATTGAGATTGCCGCCCGCCGCCGTGCCGCCCGCGCCATTGCCCGCCGTGAGCGTGATCGCGGAACCGGCCCCAGCCGTCGCCCCGCCGACGCTGACCGACACCGCGCCGGCGACGCCAGTTGCGCCGGCAGCGCCAGACGTGATCGTGATCGCGCCGCCGTTACCCGTGCCGACGCCGGCACCACCCGTAACCTGCGCCGCACCACCGGCACCGTTGATGGATGCCGCTGCACCACCCGTAACCTGCGCTGCGCCACCAGCGCCCGTGGCACCCGCTCCTGACGTGCCGCCGACCAGCGATGCGACTGCCCCAGCTCCGGTGCCGGTTCCAGCGCCGGCCGTGACGGTCGCCGCGCCGCCCGGTTCGTTGGTGGCGCCTCCCGCCGCGCCAGTCATCGTCACGGCGCCACCGACACCCGTGGCCCCCGGCGCGCCCCCGACGATCGTCACCGCCCCGCCGGCATTGGCCGACGTGGACGATGCGCCGCCCGTGATGGTGACAGCGCCGCCTTGCGCCCCAGCCTGCCCCGCGATCGGGAACGGCGATGCACCGCCGGTAATCGCGGTCGGTGTGATCGCTTCGCCGTTGGCGGCAAGCGCCTGCGCCAGCGTGGTCTGCGTGCCGCCGGTCGGCGTCACAAGGATCGCGTCAGCGGACACCTGCTGATTGACAGGGCCGGTAACGAGCAGGGTATCGGGAGCATTTGCCATGGTTGGTTCCTGTCACGAAGCGCGGGATGTTGTGGTGTCAGTACGTTTGATCGCTGAAAATGTTGTAGAGCGCGGGTCTTCCGAGGCCCATCGGCATCCGCAGTCTCGGGATTTGGGCGTTCGAGCCTCGGATCGTGGCCAGCGCACCTTTCGCGATGTCGATCGTGGCCTGCGGCACGCTTGATCCGGGATAGAGCGCGCCTACACGGATTGTCAGGTTCGACCACAGCGCCTCAACAAACTCCGGCGGCATGTTGATCGTTTGGGTGTAGCTGGTGAACTGCGCCAGCGTCTCTTTCAGCGTGATATGCAGCTCATAGATACTGGCTTGCGGCACCGGCCATGGATACACGTAGCCCAGCGGGAACGCGGCATCGTAGAAGATGTATTGCGGCCAACTGACCAACGTCTTCAGCGCGATCGTGTTGTAATCCTCGCGGCTTTCGAGGATTTCCAGCGGATAATCCACCGCATTCGGCTGGGACGACACGAATTGCCGAAAGAACGCTGCTTCCAGCCGGTCCGGGCGCGGGACATTGAAGTTTCCACCGATACCCACGCTATAGGACAACGCGCCGGTTGAGACGAAGGCGTTGTCCGTGAGGTGCCAGATCAGCCAGCGCTTGCGGTTCCACACCGCCAGCATTCCGTTGAGCGCGTCGAAAACATCGCTGAAGTCTTCCGCCGCCGCCGTCTGGCCGACGCCAAGGATGCCGGCGGACTTCAAGGCGAATGTGACGATCGCCTGCGGGGTCGTCAGTGGCAACGGTTAGACTTCCTCGGGCGGGGCTTCGCCGACCGATGACACGCCACCATCATCGGCCCCAGCGCGTCCGCTGGCCGCATCGTCGGACTTTCCGAGGCCGCTTTGCTCGGCGTTTTCGGCGGATGGCGGGGCTTTCTCCTGTTCCGCTTCTGAGGCTATGCCGCCATCCCGCTGAATCACGGCAGCGATGTCCATCAGGCCGCGGTCGATCTGGGCCAGCCGTTCGGCGCGATCATCGGCGATGCGAGCGTCTTCGGCCTTCCATCCTGCGACCACGGCCTTTCGGATCGCGATCAGATCGTCGCGATTGGCATAGTGACGGGTGAGATTGTCGCTCATGCGGCTTCCCGAGGAGCCGTCGCCTTGTCCAGTTCCTCGCGCATCCGGACCACCGACCACCGGCCGTCAACGCGAACGCCCAGATCGGTCAGTTGGCGGCGGAGTTCGATCGCCACACCAGCGTCGTCGCCACTGCCGCGCGCCACCTGTTCACGCAGCCGTTCGATTTCGGCCTGCATGTCCGCCATCTTGCGAAGGTCGTCCAGTTCGGCCTGCATCGACTCCATCTTGTTCGGGGCGGCCGGGGCGTCTTCTTCGCCCAACTCACGCCGAAGCCGCGTTGCCGACCACGACGGATCGACCTGGATATGCCGCGCGTGGCAGCGCCGAATCAGCGCTTGGCGGTCTTCCTCGACCTGTGGCGCCGTCTTGCCGCCGGCGCGCACGCGGTCTTCTTCGGCCTCGGATGTGACGATGATTTCGTCCCAATCTTCGACAGTCTCCGTCCACTCAACCTTCCGGCTGCCGTTGCCGACCTCGGTGGACCTCTCAACCTCGCGCGTGCCTTTGAAAATGCGGAGCATCTTCGGGTACTCGCGATACACGTATTCGGCCGGTATCTCGCCCCGCTTCTTCTTGTCCAGAAGCACACGGGCATAGATGCCGCCCTGCATCAGAAAATTCTGTTGCGACAGTTCAACTTCGATCGGCATTGGTTACTCCTTTGTGCAAGCCACTCGCCGCCCGGTGTCAACCGAGCGGCGGATTTCCGTCAAAGCGCGTCAGGGACGACACAACACCATTCCGGCCTGATCCACAAAGCACCCCACACCACGTCAAGACGGGTGCCGGTCTGGTCAGTGCCGACAATATACTGGCGCACCATCCGCATCGACACGCCATCAAACTCGTGGCGCGCAGCCTGAACATCGGGCGGAATTTCCAGGTCCGCCGTGGCCATCGTGATCGCTTCCGGCACGAACACGATGTTCTTGCGATAGGTGGTCGAAGCCGGGCCTTGCAGAGTGATGGCGGCGCCACTCGCCGGGCTAGCGTCCACCGTCTGGTATTGCACCTGCACGCCGCCGGGACCGGCGGGGATCAGCGCCGGGTAGATCGTGATTGACGTGCCGGCTGTCGAAACCGCGTTCACCACCACGAACTGCCGAAGCTGACCGTAGGACTGCTTGGTGATGCGGTTGACGCCGTTACAGGCCGCGAACGTGATGATGTCACCCTTGGCCAGGGAGCCGGTGATCGCGTTGGTGGTGACCGTGGTCCCGGTCTGCCCAGCGCCGTTCACAGTGCCGGCGGAGAAGCTACCGGACGTGTGTTGGATGACGGTCTGATCCTTCATCCAGTCCAGGCCGAGCGCGTTCTTCATGCCGCCGCTGCGATACTGTTCGCTGATCTCCGTCACCGGATTGAACAATCCAGCCAGCGCACCAGAGATTCGGGCATCGGTGAACGGATTGGTCACGACGCGGTGGTTCATCACCGGCGCCGATTGCGTGTCCAGGATCGCATTCGCGGTCAGGAAGGTGAGATTGCTCGGCGTGATGATCGCGCCGGCCGCCTCGTTGTCGTAGTAGTTGCAGACGCCGCCTTCCGAGCCGGACATGACGCCGACTGCCACGTCGCCGGCGAGGTTGTTGATGGCTGGCGCGATGTAGCGTTCCGCGAAGTCATCGACCGACAAGGTGAGGTCGATCGACGGGAAGCTCATGTCCACACCGTCCTGGGTAGCCATGGTCAGCGTGGTGAACTGCTCCGAGACATCCTGGAAGGATGCCGCAGCGCCATGCCGCACAGTGAAGTCCACCGGCAGGCGTATCTTCAACTGGCTGCCGATCTTGGCGCCGACGCGGGCGTACTGATCGTCATACTGCGTGTCGAGGTTGCGCATGAAGGCGTTGGTGTTCTTCCAGAGGCGCACGGCCAGTCTGGTGATCATCGAGATCGTAAGCAGCGTGTTCGCCACTGTGACAATTCCTTGGTTTGGCACGAGCGCAAAGCTCAAGTGCCGGACAAGCAAATATCCATCTCACCTTGCAGGCTCTTGATGGATGTCTGATTGCCACTCGCGTCGGAATTGCATCGGTAGCCACGCGGCGCAGTGGTAGGCGCGTCACTCAGCCATTGACCGGGCTGGGCGGCTCAGGCGGCAGTCTTGTCAGTCGGCAGTCATCCCATACATGGCGGCACGTTCCGCTAGTTCGGCGGGGAGCATGGCGTGGGAGGCGATCTCGGCATCCTCGGATGTCACAATCGCTGTCAATTCCA